GGTCTTTTATACTGCTATCATCTCCACAGTCCACATAATCACTACCATCAAAACTGGTAGAGCCTGTGCCTACGAATTTTACTTCGGAAGCGTCAGAGCCTCTGTAAGGCATATATAGTTTGAGACCGTCCTTGACGTAGGTACGACCTGTCATGCCTCCCTTGACTAAAGAGGTAGATAGTCCAATCATTTAGAAAGAACCCTGGTATGCTATAACTGCTCCGCTTGCTAATGTAATAGCAGTCCACTGTCCATAGATAGTCATTCCAGCAGGAAATGTATCGCTGCTGGTTATTGCCTGACCACTTCCAGTTCCAGTTCCTATAAACGTAGAGGTATCGCTTGGTGTCAATGTTGTAAACGCAGAATCATCTACGAATTGAATTGCTACAATCTTTTTTGAAGATATATTTGAACCAGTAGTATTCTCAAAGATTGCACCAGACTGTCCAAGTCCTACATTACCTGCTTCTACTACTGTATATTTTAATCCAGCTGCCATTTTGTTTCTCCTAAGTTACGATGCCTTACCGAGCTTGGCTATCTCATGGGCATCTTGGTTATCTAAAATTTGACGGTACAACAACTCTACTGCCACCAGTCTTATCTCTTTTTTTCATTCCAAATCTTTTAACAGCTTCATCCCATCGTTTCTGGTGCATCATAGACATATTAATACCAACTGCCGATACATTTGGGTCGTGATTCTTTCCAGCTGAATCCATATATAAACATCTCTTTACATAATCAACCAGTGCCAGATGCAATGAATTATCTATATCAGGAACATCGCTTAACGATGATACATTATTTGGTTCAGCATAATAATAAAGTAATATACCATCAGTTACTGCTTCCTGTATAGCTTTCCAATTCTTTCTTGCTGTAGTATTTGCAGTACCGCTACTATTAACATTTGTAATCAAGCAAAATGAATCACCCTCCACAAACCATAAACATGAACTTTCTGGATATATTATATTACTAGCCATTATTTACTATCCGGCGCTTTTAATACTGATTCATTAGTTATATCAGTTAACAACAAATTTGTATCTAACAATCTTGGTATTTGTATATAATCACCGTCACTATCCATAAAATAAACCTTAAAAATCTTATTTACTTCTAACATATTATTAGCTGAATCTTTTGCAGCGTCTCCTAAATCATACCACATCTGGTCAGCCACAGTGCTTATTTTAGCGTGTACCACCTTTGAGTTATACATACCAGCTTCCACCAAGGCGTCATTAATCAAGTTCATAACATAAGTTTCTGGCACATTGGAAAACACCTGTCTTACGCGGCTTAAAATCTGTTTTACAGTTATACTATGAACTGCCATTACTTAGCTCTTAGCTCCGCATATTACTTCTACATAAATATCGCCTGAACTTGAATCTCCAAACCAATCTTGAACCTCATCCACGGCTGTTCCTAGATTATGAAGTAAAATCGATTCTTTTGGGAAAAGTGTAAAAGCATGGTCACAAGATTCCCCACTATCAATCTTTAAGTAAGCTGTTGAGACAGTATCCTTATCTGAAGTTGTAAACCCAGTATTCTTTATATATATAAAAGCAGTACATGATGTAGAAGCAGTCCCACCTGCATCTAATTCATCTCTAGTAGTAGTTACTAATTGATGTTGAGATACATATGTTATGTCATCAACATTATGTAATTGAAAATCAGCAGATGAACCTAATCCAGATGCAAGAGCTTCATTTGTTGCAACATCATGTATATCAAAGTCATTATTTGCAGTTATTCTGTGATATATGGTAGCGCTTTGAGCAATCTGCATTCTTGTTGCATTTGCCATTTTTATCTCCTTTGTTGTTCTCCGGCAATCAATGGTATGCCAAGCAAAAGTTGTAATCCAACATTATAATCAGATTTTAACTGAGTATATTGACTCTGAAGCCATTGATAGTCTGTTGAATGTTTTTGTAATTTTGTATTAAAATCTTGTATTTTTTCATTAACCTCAGCTGAATACACTTGTACTTCAGCTGAATATTTCTGTAACTTTGCCGCATACTCAGAAGAATCTTTAGTTTGCTGATTTTGCGATTCCTGCACTTTCTCCTGTAACTCATTTTGGAACACAGTCTGCTCTTTATTAAACTCATTTAATTCGTCTTGAATGTCGCCAGAATATTTTTGTATATCAGTCTGTCTTTCAGCTTGCCATACTCTTAAATCACCTTCTAAATTTTGTTGGTATTCTTGCACATCCCTATTTATTTGAGCTTGATATGACTGTATTTCACTGCCATATTTCTGCAACTTAGCGCCATACTCAGCAGAATCCTTTGCTTGCTGATTTTGAGCTTCTTGTATTTTTTCCTGTAATTCGTTTTGAAAAACAGCTTGTTCCTTATTGAATTCATTTAGTTCATTCTGTATATCAGATGAATATTTCTGTATATCACTTTGCCTGCCAGACTCCCAAACTTTCAAATCGCCATCAAGGTTTTTCTGATATTCCTGAATTTCTCTATCTACCTGAGCCTGATATGACTGAACTTCATTAGAATATTTATTTAGTTTAGATTGATATTCTTGATATTCTTTTTGTAATTTTAAAGATGATTCCTGTTGAGCATCCTGAGCATCTAATTGAGATTGAGTAAGTTTAGTTTGTGAAGATATTTGAGCTTGCTGTGTAATTTTTTCTTTATCTATCTGAGCTTGCTGTATAGCTTCTTGTAATTTTCCTTGATAATTAACATTTTCCTTATTGAATTCGTTTAACTCATTCTGAATATCGCTTTGATACTGTTGCAAACTATCAGATTCAGTTTTTTCCCAAGCTTTATACATATTACTTACTTCTAATTGATATTTTTCTAATTTTTTAGAATATTCCTGTACATAATCACCAATCTCAGCTTGATACTTACTAACCTCAGCTCCAAATTTCTGAAGTTTAGCAGAATATTCTTGATTCTCTTTCTGCAGTTTTAAATTTGCTTCTTGCTGAGTTTCTTGAGCATTAATTTGGGCTTGCTGTATAGCTTCCTGCAGTTTACCTTGATATTCTGCATTATCATCATTGAAAATATTCAATTGGTTTTGCATGGCTTGTGAATATACATTTATATATGAATTAATCTTTTGCATTTGAGCAGATGCCAATTCTACGTCTTCTCCAGTCTCTATCATATCAGCTAAAACATCATACCAATGTTCAAAGTTAATAAAATCTCCAGTTGATGCAATAGCTCCAGCTACAATAGTTCCACTTAATTCCTGAGTATCACCAGTTACTACCGGAGCCGTATATGTCGGAGGTGTACCAAGATTTGAAATAATAATAGAACTTATATTAGGAGTCGTAAAACTGGGCGCAGATGGGATAGATGGGGGAACCGCAGGAATTGAAAAAACTCCCGGGTCATTATCGCCAAATGGATTTGCAGCCGATGTATCCTCATAAAATGTCTTAAATGTAACCCTTGAAGTAATGGTTGGTTTTGTATAAGTAGGCGGTGCTCCAACATTAGAAATAGTAGGCATAGTACCAACTGTAGTATCAGAAACAGTAATATCTGATATAGTTGGTGCAGCAAAATTAGGCGCTGATAAAGAAGGCGGTTGTATTGCTTTTATATTTAAATCAGATATAGAAGGAGATGCTTCTAAAATAAGTGATGGTTTTATATAAGTGGGAGCTGATGAACCAACACTTATCGCTCCAGCATCGTAACTTGGAGCTTCTGGAGATACTGGTAAAACAGAAGTGATATTCAAATTAGATATTGTAGGAGCTGCTACTAAGACCAGTGAGACTTTTGTATATGTTGGAGCCGAAGAACTTACACTTATAGCCCCAGTATCAAAAGATGGAGATGCCGGTGCCACAGGAATAGATGGAAATGAAATATCAGAAGGTAAACTATCAGTTTTATTTCCCATAGCATTCTGTAATGATTTAACAGCCGCATATAATGAAACTAAATATTCAGCCTCATCTGGAAATACTGATATATCTTCATGAGTATACGAAACTGTTGGATATTGAACTTCTGAATATGTAGCAGAGCCACCAACTGGCAGAACATCTAAACTATTATTTTCTACATAATAAACAGGGTCTGTAACAGTAGCATAATTCATATCCTCATTGTCTGAAAAACGCCCCTTCTGCATGGCGTCAACTTTTCTACATGGCTGTTTAATATCACCATCGCTCCTGAATACGCGGAGAACTTTACCAGTATTCAATGTGCTCGCAGTGCCAGATGTAAAAGACTGTGAAGCCGCACATAAATCTATCAAATTAGCTGGCAACACATTGATAACTTCTTTAGCCCCATCTGTAAGAAATTGATTTAATTCAGCTCGCGTTGGTGAACTACTATCATCAATAGTTAGGCTAGTCAATCCCGCTACTTGTGCTTCAAAAGTTGCCATTATGCACTCGCTAGAAAAAACTCAATATTAACAGCATTGCTTACAGAATCAACAATTAATCTATTTATTTCTTCAAATCCAGAAAAAGCTGGAGATGTATCAGTAGCACCTTCAACAACCATTCCATCATCAGCCTTACTTAACATATAACTATGACCAGCTTCTAAAACAACTTGGAAATTCATAGTATCACCAACGACAGCTAGGTTAACACTATTTGAAGAATCTAAATTAGTTATCCTCATATATTTTAACAAATCAACATCTATGACTGTATAACTATATGCACCTACAGTGGATAGAAAATTAATTATAGTGGTGTCAACACCAGCTGGAACTGTAACAATTCTTTTAAAAACATCATTAACACCAGTTATTTCATTCACTCTTTTAGAACCATAGTCCTGATTATCAAGTATAATACTTTCTTCGATTTTAACTTTTAGTGTACTAGCCATTATTTCTTCTTCTTTTTAAGTTTTAAATGTTCCTTGTAAGCCTTTTTGCGTTTTTTGCTTCCCTTCGGGAGTTTCTTGTAATGTTTAGGCACGTTTTCTCCTATTGATATCTTCGATATCTTTTTCTACAGTTGTAATCCTAAACTCAATATCAGTTCTTTTCCCAATCTCACTCATCATATATAAGTTTGTAGTAAACTTAGATTCAGATGCCTGCTTACCGCACTTCCGGCAATAAAACCATTTATCTGGATTAGATACTTTACAATGTGTACAATTCTTCATAATTCTTTGAGAGTTTTGGGAGCCGACTTTTATTGACGACTCCCACAGTACTCTAAAACTGCTAATCCTTATTTATTCGGATTAAAATTAGGCAGCAGCAGTGCCAAATGAACATTCAGAAGCATCATAAGCTAATCCATTAACGTACCATATAGCGCCATCGGTAAAGATATCAAATCTATCGCCGGGGGTTGCAGCAGCACTACAGTTAATAAAATAATCTCCAGACACAGAAATGTCACCAACAACTCCATCACCACCGCCAACTTGACCGCAAACAGTATTACCGCTTCCAAAATCAATATTAACATTCTGATTCATAATACCATCACCACTAAAGGTATCTTCGGTTAAAATGATTTTACAATTCCAGCCAGATTTAATATCTGACAAGGCAGGTAAATTTACTTCAGTTGTTGCAGTTGGATTAACAAGAACCACAGAACCACTTTGGTCTGCCGTTAATGTATAATCTGCTGTGACTTTCACGATTTTTACATCATGATTGCTAACTTGACTATTATCGTTTAAATAATCTGCTCTCATTAGTTTACTCCTTCTAGATTAATAAGTGCATGAGTTTCAGGAAGAGTAACTTCAAGACCTGCTTCTGTAAGAATCATGTCTTTACGCAAATCTTCATCTGCTTGTTGCACATTAGTAGTAATAGAAGTATCACGACTCACACCATTACCAACAAGTGGTCGGTATGAAACATGCTCAAGGTCAACTAAAGCCAAAAAGCCAGCGGAGAACCCTCTAAATAAAGGTTCTTTAACTAATGTTAAATCTCCATGAATAGTTTCAACCTTCATCACTTTATGCCCAAAAGCACCCTGACTTTGACTGAAATTATATCTTAATGGATTATCTTCAGTTCCTCCACTTGACACAGCAATAAAACCTGCGCCATTACCTAACTTGTTAAAGTAAGATATTACTGGTAATGATGCTAATCCTAATTTAGAAGCAGAACCACCCCTCGCAGGGTCGTACATTACTTCAAAATCAGAAAGTAAGTCATCATAAGACCATTCACCAGCTGTATTAGTCTTGTAATAAGACTTATCTTCAGTATATGACATTTGACCGCCACTAGTTTCTGCTGTTGAATTTCTTATTATTTGACCAACTACACCATCAGTGTATTGAATACCAGCACGACTAGCTTGCTGTCCAAATAACATTGCACGTTCAATATCAACTTTATGCTCACGCAATTTCAGATTCCAAAGACGTTTCCATTCATCAGCATAACCACGATAAACTGTAGCACGTGCTGTGTTTGACATTTCACAAGCGGTTTTAAAGATTTGAGTATATCCAAATCCATTTTCCATTTCTTGTGACCATACGTCTGGAGAACCAGAACCTTCTTCAAAAGAAGTTCCAATTACTGTACATTGAGCATTGTCAGCAATAGTCATTGCTGCTGCTCCTACTGTAGATATTGATGTAACTCCACAAGTTGTTGAAGCACTTCCTTGAGCAACTGAATTAATACGTACATTTCCAAATGCTGGAAGTGTACCAGAACCCGATGCATTTAAAGACACAGCAACAATCATACCCGGTATTAACCAAGATACTGCCGTTCCACCCGTTGTATCAAAGACTAAGTCCATACTACTACCTTCAGCAACAAGAGTCGCTCCGCCAGTAGATAAGAAACTTCTATCTGCTATTGATATTTTAGTTCTATCTTCCAAATATCGAAACTGCGAATCGGAAGTCGGAACTTTTCCTACTTTTGACAAGTATACAAAGAATGGAGACTCTTCTGGTGCTAACTCAGCGATTCTATCACTAAAATCATACAACCTACGTGATGGAATCGTACTATCGATAACTGCACCAGGAGTACCAAATTTTAGTTGCCCGCTATTATAAGTAGCCATTTATTTTCTCCTATTTATTTAATTACAAAACACTATTTCTACTTCCCGCACTAACAATATCATCCCACATTTTATCTTTGTCAGATTTCGGCATAGAGCCGGGCTGACCCTGCAGGACACCAGCTGTACGAGGAGCCTCTTTTGCGGCTTTCACCGCATCCAATGAACTATCGCGCTTTATACGACCTTTGGCACTTGATTTCTTCCACACATCAACCAATGTACCCAAATCTAAACGGTCCACCGGTTTTGTTGCGAATTCCATAAAATCACTTACCTCATTGTCTTCTAACTTATAAACGCTACGTAGTTCATTGACTGTGTTGTTCAATACAGTACGCTCATTAAGAGCCGCCATATGTCCCGCCACAACCGAATTAACAGAATCGCTCTCTTGTTGAGCACGAAACTTATAAGACGGAGAATCTGGCTTGTAATAGGCATCCCAAGGATTAAATTCATCCTCAGGAAGAGTAGAGTCACGATTACCGCGTCCAACATCATTTGGTTGGTTTGAACTATCTAAACTCTTCTCCGCAAGTCTTAACATTGTATCTTCCAACTTTTGCTTTTCAACAGAAGTTCTATCATACATGGACTGAAACTTTTTAGCTTCAGATTTCCAATCGACATGCGAAGTAGTAGAATCATCTTCACCTTGAGGCACATCTTCATATACCTCATCATTTGATACATTGATATCGGTTTCGGAATAATCACTATCTTCTACACTACCATCAAAAAGAGCTTCATTCCCACTCACTTCATTGGCTTTTACTTCAGCATCATTCATTATATTTTTTTCCTTTCACGATGTTTAAGCTGCTTCTTCAGCAGAACCTGTGTCCCCTATACCTTGAAAGAGGTCACGAGATTGCTCTACAGCTAACTTCACCGCGTTATCAAGCTTATTGGCTTGTATTTTACTATTTGCTTTAGTGTCCGATTCAACGCTTGAAAGTTTAGATTTAAATTTTTCAACCTCAACTCTCTTTCTGTCTGATACGGACTCCCTTCTAGCCGTTTGCAAGTCACCCTGCAAATCTTTTACTGTACCCTGTAACTGTTCTACTGTTCCCTTTAATTGTGATATTTCACTCATACGTTTTAGTATTCCTTCTTTATCGAAGATTTCAGGGTTCTTTTTCAAAACTTCAGTTTTATCTATTAAACCTAATTGATAAGCTTCAAGATATACGTTATATAAAGCCCATTTACTTGTTGGTAAAGTAGACCCGGGCTGTATACTTATATCATGCTCACCTATATTATACTTCTCTTTAGCAATATCAACAAGAACACCAGTTACATCATCATAAATATTTATCATTACTTCTGTCTGGTCATTATTAGCACCAGCCAATCTAAAAATCTTTTTGTATGTATAATGACCCTTGGAAAGACCATACATAACCTTTCCTAATCTAACTATAGAAAATTCAATATCACGCAACTTTGATTTTGGTCTTTCTTGTCCCAGTGATACCATCCTCTCAGTACCGCGTACTGTTTCAGGTGCTTTATCAGCAAAACCATGCATCAATTCAGGAAGACCAAATGTAAAATCTATATAAAATTCTGCGCTTTGAATCAATTTATAAAATTCAGATGCAAGTGGAGTAGGCGCAGGATAATGAGGTTCTCCCTGAGAACTATCTACTTCTATCACTGCATTAGGATTAGCCCAATCACGTTCTAGTTGTCCTATGTCTTCTACGCTCCCAAGCGGTACTAATAATTTTAAACCGGCAGATGCCTGAGCGTGTGATATAGCCAATGACCATAGTTTATTCAATAAACGCTGCATTGGTCTTGCTCTTGCTACATCTGAACGTGGATATGGAGTTCCTGTATATACATTTGGAATAGGAATTATAGGATATATATCGCTATTTAATATTGATTCATATAAAACAATCTGACCTATAGATGCTATAACTCCAACCCTATTTTGAAGAACTTCTTCGTATTCAATCAATCCATTTTTAAACACATCAGGATTTTCAGATAAAAACTCTTGAAATTCTAACTGATTTAAAATTTGTTCATCTCCGCTTCGACTATCTACAATGCGATAAAAAGGAACTTTAATTTTATAAAAACGTTCTAGTATCTGATACTTATCTACATTACCATAAGAAAGATTACTAGCTTCAGACGGCATAGTATATTTAATATTCTGTTTATTACTTGTAGATGGATAATCATCATCTTCACTATAAGTATTAACAGATTTTAAAATACCATCTTCTACTTCACCAGTTTCTTCATTATGGATATCTGCTAATTCAGGGTAGAGGCGAAGAACCTGTTCTTCAGTGAGAATAGTAGAAAGTATGATACTATCAGCATCATCGAAAAAACGGTCCCGCGCTGTTGGCGGAACATATACACGAAACGGGTTCACACTGGTGAACTTTACATCGCCCCTACCAAAATCAGAATCATTATCTATATAAGCATATAAATAACCAAGACCTGTTGTAGAATAATCATGTATAGCCTGTTTTAAATGTATATCACCACCAGAGATTTCCCAACAATATCCAAGAACTGTGCGCCATATATATGATAATTTAGAATCTGAATCTTCTCTTGGTATAATAGTAAATGCAGGCGGTCTAGCTGTAATAACGCTTTTTAACTTTTCTACAGCAGGTCCAATTCTATCCATTGGAACACCAGCTTGATTAACAGAAGCTAAATCATCGCTCTCTTCAACGGTATAATGATTACCGCCATAAAAATCAATATCTGTACGCGCTTCTGTATCCCATTCGGAACGTGCATCGCGCCAGAGTCGATATAATTCTAGATTTTCCTCTGCCCGTTTATCAGATTCTATTTCCGGCATAACCATAATTTACAGTATAAATTTTTATCTTTCAATATATAAATACACTTATATTAAAAAAGTTCCATTAAATTCTCATTCCAGTCATCCAATTATACATTTTTTTATGTAAACTGCTATTATCACGCTTTTCTAATGTCTCCACACTTACAATTCCACTTGATGGAGCCTTAGAATAATAATCAGCATAATACAATGCATCCATTATATCATCATTTTTTTGGAATGGATGCTCAAAAAACTCATCTACTAACTCAGTCATATTTTTACGCAAATACAACTTCTTCGTATTTACAATCGGACCAAGCGATGTTTCCAACCTATCCTGCTTTTTAATACCAGCTGGTGGTTTAACGCCTTTAAATATCCCCGGCATGAGTCTTCTATCTTTAGCGGCTAGCCTTGAAGTCATATCTCTAGCCATTTCTTGAGACGCTACAGTCTCTATGGTGACTCGTCGTACCGGATGATATTTATTGGCAAGTTTAAGAATCTCATTTGGAACATCAAACGTGGGAATACGTTCACGGAAATACTCCAATACGTACCTATTTTTTTCCCTATCAATTGCCATAACCAGTATAGCCTGATAGTCAGACGTTTCAGTCGCTGTAGCAGCCAAGTCGACTCCAATGTAAACATTAACAGGAATCAAATCATCTCCAATACAAATATATGGAAAATTGTCTCTTATTTCGAACACTCCACTATGGTACTGTATGCGGTCAATTTTAAACGCTGCCTCACTGATATCCCTTGCATCGTTCATATACTCCTGTGCATATTTATTAACTAATCCAGCTTCTATAAACTCTTGTTTTTTTAATCTAAGCTTTTCTATTGGAAATTGTTCTTTCCATATAGCCTTACCATCTTCAATAGCCCTATAAAAATATAAATCCCATGGATATTTATAACCATCGCGCTTAGCCTGTTTGTGCCCATCAACAACAGATTGTAAAAAACTATCATAATGTACAATAGTACCGCTCAACCATATCCAACCTTCGTTACCTGGAGATTCTTCCAGCGATGGATAAACAGTAGATACTACCCATTTCTTAATCTCATGTCTACGCTCAGATGTTTTTGTATTTAGTTCAGATTCAAAATCATCAAGAATAATACCAGTATAACGAACATCAATCTCGGTACGACCACGCAATCTCTGCGTCGTACCCTTAGCAATAATTCTATCACCCTTAGCTGTAACAATATCTTTTTCAGTCCATCGGTTACCAACAGTATCACCAGCCAATTCGCCGAAGTAATATTTAATAGCAATATTTGTTTCAAGATGATATTTAATATATTTTAAATGGTCAATAGCCTGACCCTGCTCCTCTGCCACCCAACCTATAAATTGTTTCTTATCCTTAGGATTAAATAACATTTTATGTAAAATAGCAGCTTTTGCTAAAATTGATTTACCAAAACCACGAGGAAGTATATTACATATTCTACTACCAGGTTTAGAAGAAATTAGTTTTCTAGCTATATCTTCATGAAATTTCGGAGATTTACTTTTATTAAGATAATCATTTGGAAGAAATGCTCTACCAAAATAAAGTAAATCATTATAAGATTTAATGAGCACCTCATCATCAAGAGCTAACTGTGATGGAGCTTTACCTATATTGAATTTTTTGTCAACTATCTTTTTTTGTTCCATATATTTTTCTTATAAGCATAGTTTTTATCTGAATCATATCTATAATCATTTTTACTACCGCCAAATCTTTTTACAGACCTATCAATAGCTCTTTCTTCAGAACTCATATTACTGCGCAATATTCCATCGTAAGTAAGATTACCATCATCGTGAAGATGACCTCGTTTTATTAATATACCCCTAGCCATTGCTTTAGCATTTATATAGCTTATATCTCTCTTATTTTGTATTTGTTCTATAAGCCTGTCCCATAAAGGATTTATTGTCACTTCTTTTTGCTTTTCTTTGCCGCTGGTTTCCATCCTCTCTTCACTCCTCTTAACAAATTAACCATTTTCTTTGCCGCTGCCCTACTCTTTGTTATAGCTTTTTTCTTCCACTTGCCAACCTTTTTAACATACACAGTCTTACCAATTGTTTTGTAAGGCATTTCCTTCTCCTTTTTTGTTAATATTGATTTTGATTTAAATATATACTCTGGTTCATAGCCTTCTATACTACAAGTACATATCCATTTTATATTATGATTCACCAACAACAACATTATCTCCAAAATTAACAATTATCAACTTATCATAAATATCATATACAGAATTACAGAAACGGCATGAAAAAAAAGAAGCATTACCACTTTCATCAAATATTACCATCTTACTCCTATTACTCAAAAATTCTTCACAAACAGAACATTTTCCTATCTTTGTTTTAAAGAAAGGCAACATTTCCATGTCAATATCACTAAACCCCTTCTTTTTCACCATGAGCTATCATCTTAATTTCAGAATTACTTAATTGTTTAAGTTGCTCATTGCTAAATCCTTGAAATATAGTTAAAGACTCTTTTTGAGTATCTTTAGGAAACATCCCAGCAATACGCATTAACATATCTAAGGCTCTAAGTTTATCAGAATCTTTCGATTCTAACCTATCTACTATAATCTTAGCATTATCAAGTAAATATTCCTCATCAATGCCAACCTTGCTTAAAGATTTTTTAATTTCTTCACTAACCAATTTACTAACCCTTTCAGATTTTAATAAAGATGTAGATTGAGTTTGAGCATATTTATCATTATTTGTACGAAATACTTTTAAATACGCTTCTTTTGGATTTACGCCATAAGCTACATATTTAGCAAATAATATTTCATTTTGAGATATATTCTTTTTTTCACGGCGATGAACATTCCGACTCATATCCCTGCTAAAACTATATATATTCTTCGGCATATTACCTGCCAATAGTTCTTTTGTATTAACAACATAAGAACCAAGCACTGTTATAACATAATCTTTTCTATTCTTACAATGACCGCGTTTCAATATGCGGCAAACCTGTTCATCGTCTGTAAGTATCCAATCGCCATTATTTCCTGTACGCCAATCTTCTACTAGCTCAACATCAGGATACATAACCCTAAATTCATCTTCGTTTTCAAATAACGGCTGCATAACATTTTTTACTTTACGATACCGCGTCATTGCCCAACCCGTTCTTACTTGCTAGCCTTTTTTCGGCTAATACCCTCCTGACGCGGAGTTTTATTTCCATCTATCATTTTTCCCCATAGAAACGTTTTTCCTTTCTGGATATCTACAACATCCAACCTGAAATCTCCATTATTAAACCAATCAATTATGCCAAATGCATGAGACCAATTAACCTGTCTGTTTTTCAGCCAAGCATTCTTTTCACCTGACATGTCTTTTAAGCATCCAAGTGAAAAACCATGATGAGCGCCGTCTACGTGAGTTACACCCATTCTTTGCACATCATGCACATGACCGTAAAGAATATTTTTTCCTAGATTCATTGCGTGTTGTTTAGTATGGTACATAGTGGTATAGTGTCCACCATGATAAAAATACAATTTACCGATATTAAATAATTTTCCATATGGATAGTATTTATATCCTCTATCCTTTAAATTCATTATATTTTTAAATTTATATTGTGGAATATATGGAAACTCATCCACAAACTTATTCAACCAATCATCATGATTTCCTTCAATCATATGTTTTTCAGTACATCCTACTTCTTTTAGTACATTGTCAAACAAATCAAGACCCTTGTTTACTGCATCAGCTTCAATCTCTAAATCTTTTATTAAGAATTCTAATGGTGGTCTTTTACGTCTGGCATATTTCCACCCTGAAACCGATTCCCACTCACCCAAATCTCCTAGACAAATAAATATATTTGGTTTAACCATCTTTATCGCTTTTAATACTGCGTTTATAGCAGAATCACACTGTAACGGAAAATGTATATCTGGAATTACAATTGCTCTCCGATTACTTTTTAGAGATTTTTCCATTCTTTTTCCTCTGTTTACGCTTATAGACTATTATATTATCATTTTTACGAGAAAGTTCCGTAGCCATATTATCTCTTGACATTGCTATAGCTATCATACCGCCATCACTTTTAAATACATCTGAACCTTTTCCAACGGTTTCTATAACTACAAGATGTCTAAGATTACAATCACAGCAATTTAAGTAAAAAAAGGACTCCGCATCAACTAAAAAAGCTTTATCGTCAAATATTGATATATTCATCTTTTATTCCAGGTATAACTATCTGTTTAAAAAATTGACACCCCTTATGCGCAACACAAGGTTTTCCAGCAAGATTTTTGTCGACATACATACGAAAACTATTGCCATTACGAAAAAATACA